AGCACGGCCTTGATCTTCGCCCGGAGCTTCGTGATGTCGACGTGGACGCCGCCGCCCGTTGGCTCAGCCATGGCTTACTCGCCGCGGACGGCCTCCTCCAGAGCGTCGAACGCCTCGGAGAGCTGCTGCTGAGCATCGTTGATCGCGCTCGGATCACCGCCTTGGTTGGCCTTGAACTCCACCGCCCTAGTCGACGCGGTGAGCGCGGCCTGCCGCGCGGTGGACAGCTCGCCAAGCACGTTCGTGGTCGCGGCATCGTCGCCGGTGCCGCCCTGGAGCCCGCCCGTCAGGACGGTGCTGAGCTGCTCGCTCGACGCCTGCACGCCCAGATCGCCGCGGTCCTTGGTCGGGTCCGACTCGCCGGCCTCTTCCTCGGGCTTGACCTCGGTGTTCCCTTCCTCGTCAGCGACCAGGACGCCGCTCTTCGGGGGCTCGATGGTGCGCGTCTCCTCGGCCTCCAGCGTGTGCGCGACTGTCACCTCGTCTTCAGGCTGCTTGTCCTGCTCGGACTGAGCTGCGCCCTGCTCGACCTGCTGGGCCTCTTCCTCGACCTGCCCGCTGTCGGGGCTCTTCTTCCTGCTCACGGCGTCGTCCTCCAGTTGTCGAACAGATCAGTGTCCGGGATCGTCTCGAAAGGCTGGCCGCGAAAGAGCGGCGTTCCCGTCGTGTTCGACCACGGCAGAGGGTCGGTGCTACTTGCTAGTGCCGTGCCGCTGTCCGTTACAAGATCAATCTTACCGTAGGCGAGATCGTCCAGAAGCGTGAGGGATCGCAGGAAGGGAGCGGCCGCATCGCTCTCCTTCTCGGTCCTTTGCGCCGCAAGGCGGGTGGTGATCAAGCGATAGGTTGCCAGGTCGGCCGTGATCGTCTGGATGACGGCCGGTACGGGGTTGAAGGGGACGCCGTAGCGACCGGAGAGCTTCAGGTCCACGATGCTCTGCTCGGCCGCGATGATCGACTCGATGTCGTCCACGGTCACGGCTTGCGAGCGCTGGATCAGCGGCCAGCGCTGCTGCACGTCCTCAACCGTGGCATAGGCCGCCATCGTCAACCGTCCTTCGCGTCCACGAGCTGGAGCCGCCATTCGGCGCCGCAGTCGAAGCTCAGCCGCGTCGCCCAATCCAAGCCGGCTCTGATCACCTCTTGATCGTCCTTACCACATTCCCGCGACGCGCTCATAGCGCCGAGGGCAAAGTCCCTGCCGGAACCGGCCGCTGCGAACGGCTCGACCGCCACCGGGGCAAAATCCCGCCCGAACGACCATAGCCCACGACCATTGGTCAGGAGGAACTCGGACTCGACGCAGAACGGCCCGCCGTCCAAATCCTTGGTCCGCTCAAAACCCTCGGCCTGAAGGGCTTCCCGGAGCCGGCGTGCGATCGCCAGAGCGCCCGCAGGTGCAGTTCCATCAAGCACGCCCTGCGCGACCAGAAAGCTCAAATAGTCGCCGCAAGCGCCGATGTGCCACCCCTGGCGCGATGCCCACTTCAGACCGACCGAGACGCGAAGACCATTATCAGAGAGGCCCGTGTCGCTACCGATGAAGCAGCCGCCCATCGTCAGGTGTGCCGCAATGATGCTCACCTCCCTATCCCTTCGCGCGCGGCGAGCAGGGCGCGGGCCGCCTCCCTGTAAGGCAGTACCGGATCAGGCGCGGGCCGCCCGAGCAGAGCACCGATCGTGCGAGCGAAGAAGCCGCCCCCATCCTCGTACACGTCCTGCCCCTTTCTCAACGCGAGGTGATAGGCGTCGATCTCCTGCCACCCGATCGAGTCCAGAAGGGCGTCGGAGTAAGTGACCACGATCTCGGCCGCCAGCTCCCGGCTGTACCCCCGCCGCTCCGCTTCCGAGCAAGCGGCATCAAGGGCGATATCGTGTGCGCTCCTGGCCGTGTCCATGATGCTAGACCTCTCCGGGCATGATCACGCAGAGGATGTTGGGCTGGCCCTCGAGATGCCCCCAGCAGGCATGAAGCTGTCCGTCAGGAGAGGGCAGATCGATGATCCTGTCCCGAGGGATCGGTCGGCAGGCTCCCTCGATCTGTAGCCCCTCCTTTCTGTCGGGAAGAGAGCAGGACTCGACCGGGAAGCAATCCTTCCCGTTGCAGCACGAGCCGCCGGTTGGGTTCTTCAGGCCGGAGTACCACTCGTGCGCAGCGGCTCCGCTGGCGATCAGAGAGAGGCCGACCGCAAGGGGCGCGACTTTCCGGTTTGTCATCAGAACCACGCCCCGCTGATTGGCTCGACGGCGGCCTTGGTTCGCGCTGCCATAAAGCGCTTGAAGTCGTCCACCGAAGCGAACCGCCGGGCCTCGGGGCCGACCGGATCGCCGATGCCCTGCCGCTGGGCCGCCACCTGCACGTCGGCTACCACGTCCGAGCCGAGCAGGTGCGTGGCCTCAAAGTAGAACCCTGCGGCATCGGCGGCCTGCCGTCCCGGGTCGTCGGCAAACGTCTCGCGGTAGATGCGGAGCACGTCCTCGCACAGCTCGAACGCAGCAGGGTGCAGGCGGGCTGATCCAGGCTGGCTGAAGTCGACCCGGTTGCCGGCCAGTACCTTCTTGGCCTGAACCACGCTGTCCCGCATCATGATCATCAGGCCGAGCTTGCGATCCGGGTACTTGCGTTGATCCGCCATCAGCATCGGCAGGTTGCGCTCAAAGCGTCCCGAACGGGTGTTCTGATCCAAGTAGCCGACATGCGCCAGGTGCACGTCCGAGAGCAGGAGCGCCCGCCCGGCCCCTTCGTTGATCCCGAACTCGGCATGCTCGTGCAGGATGCCGAAGAAGCGCATAGGCTTGCCGCTCTCGCCGGGGCGGCGGCGGAACACGCGCGCCGGCAGGTCGGGCTTCCACCTCCCGTCAACCGCGAAATGATGGTGCTGGATGGAGTAGCTGTGAAAGATGTTCTCGCGCAGATAACGCCACAGCGTGCGAGCGGAGATCATCCGCTCGTCCCCGTCGATCATCATGACCCAATCGCCCGTGCAGGCGTCGAGCACTGCATTGCGGCTGGCCTCGAAGCCTGCCTCGCGTGGCGGCGGGACCTTGACCGCCCGAGCGCCGTACCGTTCCCAAATGCGGCACGCTTCGTCGCTCGCGCCGGTGTCCCCGATCACTATCTCGTCGGCGATCGGCGCGATGCTCTCGAGGCACCAGTGCAAGGTCTGGTGGTCGTTCGGTCCGCCCACGATCATCATAGCGGAGAGAGTCTGCCGAGGGCGTTGCTGCCGCAGCTTGCGCTGCCAGTCGATTTCTCCGAGCGGCTTGTGGTCGACCTGATAGGTGACGTGGGTGTTGCCCAGGACTTCGCCGGTCACCGGACACTGAGCCAGCGGCACCACGTCAAGCACTAGCTCAGACTTGCCGCCAAAGATGTCCTCAAGATCGGCGTTGCTCCACTCGCGGAGATGCTGTCCACGAAGAGGCTCCGGCTGCTGCGTCTCCCACGGGCCGTAGGGCATGGTGATGCAGATCAGCCCGCCCGGCTTGACGTAGCCCTCGATCCGCTCGACCAGGGCGATCGGGTCGGCGACATGCTCCAGCACCTCGGCCATGATCGCGACGTCGAAGCCCAGGCCGTGCTTCCAATGATCGGCGAACTGCCCTTCCAGCCGCTCGTCATCACAAATGAATGTTAGTCCATGAGGATGCTTGGCCTTTGCAAATGCCAGCTTCTTTGCGCGGCTCACCTCATCAGGACTGGCGTCGACCCCGACGTAGTCCGCCCCGAGCCGATTACTGAGCGTTACTGCACACTCGCCCTGGCTGCAGCCGAAGTCCAGAATCCACAGCGGCTCACGGCCCGGCTGCGGACCCAGCTCCGGACCCATCTTGAAGTGCCGCCGGATGCTCTGGTCCATCATGTGGAAGCGCGCGAAGGGCCGCTCCATGAATCGGTCGTCAGGCGCATGGTTCAGGAGCCCCTGGAACACATGCTCGTTTCCCGGCCCGACCTTCCCTTCGTAGTAGGCCGCCAGGGTCTCGGGAGTGTCGGCGTGCGCGAACCGCTCCACGAGCCAATCGGCGATCGGCCGGATGCGATCTGCATCCTCTGGCTGGAACCGGCCGTCGAGTACAGCGCCCACCATCTCGTCGGCTGCCTCAATGTCCTGCCGGCGGATGAAGTGCCGGGCGAGCCGCACCGGATCGGCGCACTCCTGCTCCATGATCGCCAGCGCTTCGTTGACGACCTGCATCGCGACAGGAGCCCACCCGAGGCCGGCCGCACGGCGGCGGCCTAGCTTCTGCATCTCCTCGGACACCTTCGCGTCCATGAGAACCTCGCAGGCCGCGTCTGCCAAGGCAGCCGGCGTCTCCCCAGCACCCGCGTGGGGGCCGTCCAGCGGAACCAGCTCGCCACAGACGCCCACCGTCTCGGACAGCGCCCCCCGATCGGTAGAGACCCAGCACATCCCGCACGCCATCGCCTCCATCGCCGCGATGCAGGACGTGTCCGCGAAGCTTGGATCGAGCGCCCCGGGCGTCGGGTACAGGTACAGCCCTGCCTGATGGTACAGGTCGTAGAGCCGGGGCTTGTTCAGCCCTTCGATCCACGCCACCCGGGGCGTGCCGTCCGCATTGAACTTGGCCGCCAGGCGCTTCAGCTCTTCATGGACCACGGCTGTCTGCTGGGTCGTGAAGTCGTAGAACGTTATCGCCAGCTTCGCGTCGGGCACCCGCTCGAGGATGCGCGGGTAGACCTGATTGAGCAGCACGTCCAGGCCTCGCTCCGGGCGAGCGCCGTAGACGATCAGCTTGGGGTCGCGCTTGTCGCCGCTCGCTTCGACCCGCTTCCTCGACGCCTCGATTTCCGCGAGGTCGATCCCGTTGCGGCTGACCATGAACAGGCGGTCCGGCAGATCGGGGTATGCCTCCTGCCACTGCCGGCGCTGCCAGTCGCTGACAGTAACCACACGGTCGATGTTGTGTGCGGCGGCGTAAAGCTCCGGCGCTCGTCGGGCGAACAGCAAGTCGTGCGCCCAGAGCATTGTCACCTTGGTCGGGAAGCGCATGGCCAGGTGCAGCGGCGAGCGCTGAACTATGATCAGATCACTCGGGGTGGCCGAGCAGACGTTGGAGAAGCTGCGCTCGGGAGCGAGGCGAACGTCGCGCCAGACGGCATGGCCGGGCACATTGCAGAACGCCGTGACCCTGTGCCCCAGCTCCGCAATAGCGGCGGCGAGCTGGAGGCCCGCCGTCTCTGAACCGCCAAGGGACTTGCTGTAGGGGTCTTCGGGGTCGATCGGCAAGCCGGGCACGAGCATGCGAATGTCGAGCTTCATTTTCCATCCCGCCGGGTGAGGTCTGGCGGGAACCTACGGCAAAGAAAAGCGGGCGGCGAGAGTTAACCCGCCGCCCGCCTCCTTCCGCGCCACTCGGCTCGGTCGCGGTCACGTTTCGAGGTCGACCCCTCTCCCCCTTGGCGTAGCCGCGCCCGCTAGGGCGGAACTGTATCGTCTATGCCGCGAGGGTGTTCTTCAGCAGGTAGCCGAGCTCTCGACCAGTGAGCTTTTCACCCTGGAAGTACCCGCCCTCGATCACCTCGACCTTGGGCTCGCCGGCCCGGTCGAAGCGGTCGCGCACGACGTTGAAATTGTCGCCCACCGGCATCCCGTAGGGCCCCTCGGACGGGCGCCAGCGGAACCGCGACAGGAAGTTCGGCGCCGCCTGGTTCTCCGGGTTCGTGACGGCGAACAGGCAGATGTTGCCCCAAATCGGGGCAACCGACATCGCCTGCCCCTGCTTGGCCGTGTTCTGGAGGACCTTGGCGACCACGAGCCGCTGCACCTTGAGGATGTTGCGAGCCACGATCTCGTCGCTAAGCTCGCCGCCGGCAGTGGCGTTCCAGTTCGAGAGCAGGCGCGGGTGCGTCTTGATTGCGTTCAGCGACTGCCAGTCAATGATGGCCGTATTCGGGGACATCCCCGAGGTGAGCCAGACGCCGGCATGAGCGTTCGTCACCTGACCCACGATGTCGGCCGAGCCGCTGGCCCACGAAGTGGCCCCGCTCAGTGCCACGATCGTAGCCGGCCCACCCGAGCTGGTCGCCAGCGTGGCAAGTCGCTGCTCCTGATTGCGCCGCAGCACCGTCAGGATCAGGTCGGTGTGGTTCTGTCGGAGCTGCATCGAGGGGTCCTCATTGCTGAGGTCCTCGAGCGCGATCTCCGACTTCAGCGCCCGGTTGTGCGCGAAGTAGGTGTCCGAGCTGACCGTGAACCACACGTCTTTCGGACGGGCCTTCGGCGCGCGGAGATCGTCCACGGTGCTGAGCCAGCCGGCCGGGTCGAATACGTTGTAGATGCCGGACTGCTTGTCGACCGGGACGGTGACGGAGATCTGGCCGGCGATAAAGCCGTCCGCTCCGATGTCAAAGTTGCGTGTCGCGTAACGGGAAAGAACCGGGTCCCGGTAGGTTCCGCGACCGACTGGAAGTGCCATGGACGTACCCTCTCAGGAGTCGCGATTGCCTAGCCGACGTAGCGCCAGGGGCGGCAGATGATGGCGTCGAAGTAGTCGCCAGCCGCGGCGCTATACATCGACTCCGCAGAGACCCAATCCCCCGAGCCTGCCGGCGAGGCCGCGCCGAGCGAGTTGGTCGTGAGAAGCGTGCTGTGCCGGATCGCGGCTCCGGCGATCAGGCGATGCGGGCCGACGATGCAGAGCGACACCGCCTGACCAGACTGCGGGGTGTTGTCGACCACGCCCCAGCCGCGGGCATCGATCCCACTGCCGCTCGAGGCGATGATCGCCACCCCGGCCGAATTGATGGTGCAGAACCGGCCCCAACTGTCGCTGAGGTCCTGCCCTGCCACCTTGGTCTCGTAGTACGCTGTGTAGTGGCTCATAGCCTGATGACCCTGTTGCTCTGGTGGTGGCTACTGCGTGATGCCGTTGTAGGCCCTCACCAGATTGGCGTTCTTGGGGTCTCGGCTGACGAGCTCCATGGCCGTGGCGAAGTCGACGCCGGGATGCTCGGTCGTGTACTGCTCGACCTTGTCGACCAGCTCCTTGCCCGGATCCTCGGAACCGAAGTCGCCGCGCTCGGCGTAGCTGCGGCTCGGCGCAACGGTGGTGAAGAACGGCTTGGCGCCATCTGCCAGCACCTCGATGAAGTCCTTGAGCACGGACAGCGACGGGACCGGCTTGGCCTCCTCGCCGTCGATCGCCGAGAACTTGACCGTGCGCTCGCCGCCCTCGCTCATGGCGTCGGCGAAGGCGGCGACGTAGCGGCGAAGGCGAGGGATCGGGCAGCTCTGGACGAGCGCCTTGACCTGGGCCTGTCGCGCCTGCTCCTTCTCCGCCTGCCTCTCGGCCTCCAGCGCCTGGACGCGCTCGCCCATCTCGCGGAGCCGCACCGTCGAGCTAGCGTTCTCGTTGGCCACCCGCGTGGCGGCGTCACGCTCTTGGCGAAGCGTGCGGATCTCGTCCAGGGCCTGCTGAAGCTGGCTGGAGACGCCGGCTGCATCCATGTTGACAGCGCCAGCGCCGCCGCCGGCCTGCTCATGATTCTGCGTTCCGCCCGGCTTGTTGCCGGCGTCACCGCCACCGGTCTCTGTCCGACCGCCGGCATCTGCATTCGGGACGGACATGCTCCGCTCCTGCTCTGTTGGCTGCTTGCCTGGGGTCGTGACGTAGCTTCTAGCCTCTTCTGCGGCACCAAAGGAAGCAAGACTTGCACGTAGGGGCTTGAGGTTGCTGACGCCGGGCGGGTGCGCGCCGAGGATCGCCACCGCCTTGAGCGCTCGCGGGAACTTCTCCCCGTCGCGCTTCATGTTGATGAAGATCTCGGACGAGACCGTGTCATAGCGGCCGTCACGGATCAGCCCGACCAGATCGTCTGGCACATCCTCGAAGTCGGCGAGCAGTACGTCGCCCTCGCGCCGCGGGTTCTTGACCCAGCCGTAAGCGGGAGCCGCCGGATCGTCCACATGACCGAGCTTTACTGGCGGCACGTAGCCTGCCTTGCCGTAGGCGTCGATCATCTGGTCAATGTCGCTGGTCGTGTACTTCTCGCCGTTCCAGGTGCCGGACCGGAAAACCTCGATGCCCTTGATCGTCTGGCCGAACTCCTCGGTCCCGCCTTCGGGGACCGGCTCGAGCACCGGCATGGACACGGGTACGCTATCGGCCCCCGCCGTCTCGGTCACAGGCATTGGCGCTCCTCGGCAATCGGCAAGCGGGCGTCAGGTCCGCATCTAGCCTAGACGTTATATCCGGCAGGGTGCAACGACAATAGAAGCGGGCTAGCTGCGCGAGAACTCGGTCCGCAGCTCGCCGCCTTCCACCTCGCCAGCGCTCTCGATCAGCTCGAGATCCACGTCAGCGCCGAGGCCGTCGCCCACGATCTCGGACAGCGCCTCCATGACGCGGGCCATGGTCGCCTCGTACTGCTCGGCCGTGGCCGGCCCGTCCGGACCGAAGTGCAGCTTCGCCTCGATGGCCAAGTAGACGAGAGCCATGGGATCAGCCTGCCTTGCCGGCGAACGCCAGCTCTACCCAGGGGCCCAGCCACACGGCGGCGGTCGCGCCGAACAGCAGAGCCAGCAGGCCAGCAAGAAGGTTACTGCCCGTGACAGCGATAACGACCGGTGCCGTGATCAGTGCCGCCGGGTACCCGCCGATGAAGCTGGAAAGTACCTGCGAAACAGGGTCACGGGCGGGGCTTGGGGTCATTCTGCTCTTCCTCCGAACTGCTCAGGTGCGAGGGCGTTCGCCTCGCCCAGATCGCGCGACGAGATCGGCTCCAGCTCCATGTCTAGCGTGATCGGTAGGAGTATGCTCCTACATCTATAATGATTCGGCGGTGTGAAGTTGTCGAGCACCGGATCGTCTATGCGGAACTGCTTGCCGTGCAGGTGACGGCAGATCGGCGTCGTCACCCGGTCGAGCACCGCAGAATACTGCATCCCCTTGACCAAGCCGCGCCCCGACAGCCGGCGCGCCTCCACGATCCGACCCTGATTGTAGGCCGCCGTGCTCTGTGTCCGCACCACCGTCAGCATCCGATCGGCGCGCAGCGCCTGCGGATCGAGGCCGGGTGAGCCGACCCACGGAGAAAGCGCCTCGAGGATGCGACCGCTCGTCTCGCGGAACGGGCGGCCGTAGCGCAGGCCCTCCAGGATCTCGTTCCGGGCTATGTCGGTGAACTTCTCGACCAGCCCCGAGATGAACAAGGTCGCCTTGGCTCGCAGCCACGCGATCGCCGCCTCGGGAACGAAGGTCGGCAGCGCAACGTCGAACTCCTGCGCCTGCCTCGCCTCGGTCCGGCAGTCGGCCGCGCCCTGGCGGTAGAGCGCCGTCATGCTCTTGACGTAAGCGGCTGTCACCGCGGGCGGTAGCTCGAGCTTGACCTTCCCGACACCGGCCAGCGTCGGCGGCCGGCGCTCGAGCTCGGACAGCTTGGCCTGCACCGCCTTGCGGGCGGCGATCGATACCATCCGCACGCCCTGACGATCGAGCCCGTCGAGCCGCTCGACCACCTGCGCGAAGTCCACCCGGCGCTCGGCCACGGTGAGCGAGGGATCATCCCGCGGCGGCGGCTCGGGATCGGGGATGTCGGAGGCCGCTTCCTCGGCCTGCTCGCGCACCTTCTCCTCGCCCAGATCCAAAGGCTTGATGAACTCGCCGCCCAGCATGATGGCGAACGTCGGCGGCTCGACCGGTAGCTCGCCCTTGTGATCGTAGGACAGGGTGACGTGCGGCCGGTAGGTCGGATAACCCCACGATGCGCCCAGCCGCTCGGCCTCCTCATGGCGATAGGTCGCGTACCAGCTCTCGAACTGCAGGACGACCGCGCCGTCGTCGCCCAGCCGCTCCAGGCTCATCGTCTCGGGCAGGATCGTCTCGCTGGCGTACTCGTCGGCGGTGTAGGTCGGGACCGGCGTGCGACTGTAGACGGTGGTGCAGTGCATCTCGGATGGCGGCACCACGTTGGTCAGCCCGTTCTCCGTGGCCCATGCCGCCAGCGCCTCGGCCGAGGTCGGCTCGACCTTCAGAGCGGCAAAGATCGGGCCGGCGATCGGCTCGGGCTGACTACCGCCGGGCTCGGCCGAGGCGAGCTGAGCCTGGCGCTCCTCGCGCTCCTGCTCGTCCCCTTCCTTGCGCTCCGCGCCCGGGTCCTGCTCGCGCTCACCGGTTCGCCCGCCTTGGCCGTCCTGGCCTCCCTCGCCGCCAGTGTCGTTCGGATCAAGCGGC